CAAAAAAATGGTATCAAATGATCTACGCACAGCCTACAGCTTCTTAGCGGCCGTCGCCAACGACGAAAACGTCATGAATGCTCTCTTTGAATCCCTCTATGGTAAGTATCTCAATCAGCTTCATAAAGCTGATCTGGAAAAACAAACTAAAATCGACGCCTAATGCCAGCATGGGTCGTCCCCGCTATTATCGGAGCAGTCTCCCTTATTAGCTCTCTGGCTGGTCAATCCAGACAAAAAAAGGAAAACCGTAAAATCGCTGAAACGCAGAACTTGCAAAATGAAAAGTTCATCGCTCAACAGAACAAGTACAACGCACCCGTACAACAAATGGCCCGCTTTCAAGATGCGGGGCTCAATCCTAACCTTATCTATGGTCAGGGCAATCCCGGGAACCAATCTAGCCCGCAACAAGCGGCGGATATAAAACCCGTTGACTATGGTGATCTTGGTACCACAAAGGCTGTCGGAATGATGAATTCTACTGCGTTAATGCAGTCTCAAATTCAGGCTCAAAACGCAAACACACGTCGTACAGGTGTACTCACCGAACTCAATCAATTACAGGCTGACGTACTCGCAAAAAATCCACTACTCAATGAAGGTGCCTTCAATGCTATTATCACTTCTCTCAAAGCTACGGCTGAAAGTAAAGTTGCTAATGCTGGTATGGATACTCTCCGTTCTTCATGGATGACGGGCGAAAAATCCTTCAAAATAGACGGCGTTGACATGCACGGTCCTGCTGGTGCTATAATGATGGAAACTGAATTAAAGCTGCTTGAACAAAGGTTCAATCTTGGGTCTCTCGATGCTACTATCAAGGCTCAGGTTATCAACTCCAAAGAATTCCAAAACGCAATTCTGGAGGTACAAAAAAAGTTTATGACTGCGGGGGAAATTACCCCGCAACACATCTTACAATTCTTACAATTACTATTAATGAAACTCTTATGAGATACAGGAAAACAAGAGGTCGCGGGCGCAAGGCTCGTCGCGGTTCTCGTCGTGGTCGTGGTAAATCGCTCCGTTCTTACACTATGTCGCGTGGTGGTATCCGGTTATAAACGCCTGCTCGTAAGGCTGCGGTATCTGAAATGGTATCTAATCTGCTGGGCTCTGGCGTATATGCTATCTGTTGCCTATGCTTGGGAGGAAGTACAATATGATTAAATTCATCGAGCGCGTTAAATTCGTGCGCAAAAACTATCCTCTTCTCTGGTGGAATTCGTCGGTTAAAAATCGTCGTATCGAGGTAACTTACTGGCTATAATGGAATGCCTAGCCCCAATATATCTAACCCAGCGAGAGGTGCACGTTCCCTGTGGGAAGTGCCCTTTCTGCTGTGCTACGAAACGTTCGGACTGGGCTCTTCGTCTTCAGTATGAATCCCGCATGCACTATGATTCAAAATTCGTAACTCTAACCTATGCTGACAATGAGCTCACTTGGAAATCAGGTCAACCCCAACTCGTCAAAAAGGACTTACAACTTTGGTTTAAAAGGCTCCGGAAAGCAGGCTATAAATTCCGGTATTTCGCTGTTGGCGAATACGGTTCGCATACTTATCGTCCTCATTATCACATTATCGTGTTCGGTAGTGTACCATCGGAGCAAATCCGTAAAAGTTGGGGTAAAGGTCTTGTCCATATCGGAAACGTTACGCCTGCATCGGTCATGTACTGCTGTGGATACGTCGTCAATGGAAAAAGCTGGCAAATGAAACGCCACCGCTTGAAACCGTTCGCTCTAATGTCCCGCGGCCGCGGAAAAGTCAAAGGCCTTGGCCATAATTATCTTAGTCCAGCGATGATCGCCTGGCACAAAAGCGAAAGGAAAAACTATGCTATTATCGACGGCAAAAAACGGCACCTTCCTAGGTACTACAAGGAGAAAATATTCTCCAAACTCGACAAAATCAAAATGGCAGTGCGCGACGAAAAGGAGCAATTCAAAAAAATGGTGCGGTTTATCCGTCACCCTTCGCGTATGAAAATGCGCGATCCTCTCGCCTATTATGAAGAGCAACGCCGTGTACTGGCAAAACAAATTCGTTTCAAATCAAAATCAAATCTCACAATATGAGTGACTACAAAGGATTCTCAAAGGTCAAACTAACAAAACCTACCAAGTCAACGTTTGACCTCTCACATGATAAAAGGCTATCTACTCGCATGGGTCGCCTTACTCCCGTCTTGATTCAGGAGGCTGTTCCCTCTGATTACTTTACTGGATCATCTGAAATGCTGGTAAGGCTCGCTCCGCTACTCGCGCCAATCTTCGACCAAATAATGGTGTACGTACATTTCTTCTTCGTACCCAACCGCTTGCTGTGGTTGGATTGGGAGGAATTCATTACAGGCGGTCGTCTTGGTGTCGGTGTTGATCCGGTTACAGCTCCGGTACCACCTTACTTCGATATGGGCGGTGCTCAATCTGATAACGTTCAAGTGTTTACCGCTTCTTCATTAGCGGATTATCTGGGCGTTCCGGAGCTCCCAAATTCAGGCGAAACTCCTACCGATTATATCGGTATACATCTGGACGCAATGCCATTCGCGGCCTATCAGGCAATCATTCGCGATTATTACCGCGATCGTAACTTCGTCGCTGACGATCTGTATGACTCTATCCCTATGGCCTCCGGTGCTTCTACCGAGTATTGGATGACAATACTGGGCACCCGGAACTATAAGCACGATTATTTTACGTCTGCGCTCCCCTTCACCCAACGCGGTGAAGAGGTCTTACTGCCTATTCAATTAGGCGGTACGGGAAGCGTTTACGCTGACCCTCTGAACGTGGGTACCACTAGCGCTACCGTTGACGGTCAAGAAATGCCCGCTAGTCTCTCCGTTGGTTACGAGGTTGTACCCGAGGTTAACGCCGATCACGTCGGTGCTCTCTACATCAAAGGCTCAGACTTTGATGGTACTTCTACTACAATCAACGACTTCCGTTCTGCTTATGCCCTTCAGGTCTGGCTTGAGCGCAATGCGATCGGAGGATCACGCTACGTGGAATCGACTCAGGCCCATTTCGGCGTTAGGCCACAGGATTCGCGACTCCAGCGTTGTGAATACATTGGTGGTGGCCGTATTCCCGTTAAAATCTCCGAAGTCGTTACTACTGCCTTCTCTGTGGATGGCACAGATCAGGTTATACCTGCCGCAAATATGGCTGGTCATGGCGTTACGTATGGTAATACCAACAACTTCAAATACTTCTGCCCAGAGCACGGATTCATTATTGGAATCCTCTCTATTATGTGTCCGCCATCCTATCACCAAGGACTTCCCCGTATGTTCCGTCGTCGGTCATTCTTAGACTACCCGTGGCCAACGTTCGCAAAACTCGGCGAACAAACTGTATCGAAAGCGGAACTGTTCGCCGATCATGTTACTCTCACCGAAGACTCTGAGGGTGAACTGCCGTTATTCGGCTATCAATCGCGTTATGCCGATTGGAAATACGCTATCAACTCAAACCATGGCGCGTTCCATTCTGGTCTACTCTTCTGGACTCTCACTCGGCAATTCGGTACGGCTCCCGAGCTGGGGTTCGACTTCAATTTATTTGATATCGATACTCAAAACCGAATCTTTGCCGTTAACACCGAGGATGATAACTTCTGGCTGTACATTCACAATAAAGTCACCGTGAAGCGTCCTCTCCCCTACTTCGGTACTCCTAACACAATGGGCTTCGTATGAGACTCTATCCCGACGTACATGTAAAAGGACAGTCCTTCGCTCATGTAAAAAAGGTCGTCGTACCTATGCAGTCAATGTCGCTTCGTGAAATACTAAGAAGGTTCGTCCGCAAGGAATCTCTACCTGTCTCTCACGAGGGCACGTATGAAGATCGTTATGACTACGATCTGGAAAAACTCGCTCATGAGGACTTAACCGTAAAAGAGGAATTACTCTCTGAATTCCGGCAACGTGTAAAAGATCTCGATCTCAAAGTCAAACTCGAGGAAAAAACCCTCAAGGAAAAACAGCGAGAAAAGCAGGAAGCGTCCTATCAATCCATGCTGAAAGACCTAAGTACTAAGGTCGCAAATGCCACCGGAGTAAAGACGTAGGTTGGCGCGTGTCTCACGCAAGGGAGCCACAGAGTGTCGGCAGTCTTTACGGCCCGCACTCCTCACTCCCACACACACAAAAGACAAGGCCACTGCAAAGTGGCCTTTGTCGTAAAGGCCATCTGCCTAAACGGCGCCTTAGCGCAAAAGGCAGTGGCCGACCGGCTAAACGACCAACGGTTTGACCGACATGGAGCTTGCGCAATTCGAACGGTAACGAGGCACGAGGAACTGTTCGATTAAGCTTGCTCCGGTCGGGCTCAAACCGGGGAGTGTGCCGGAAGCGAAGCAACAAAAACTATTTTCTTTAGAAAATGAAAAACAAAAAACTAATAATATTATTAATCTCAAAACAAAACAGGTGTCCAAGAATTGGAAACCATCCCAAGGAAGGAAATGCATAGTAATACTTGATATACTATGCTAACTGACACCAACTATTTATTACTTTGGTGTCATGGAAAAAAACTCAAAAAATGGCACATCTGGACAAGGTCCGGAAACGCCTAAGGTCTTCACGGAAGACCAATTCAAAAAAATGGTATCAAATGATCTACGCACAGCCTACAGCTTCTTAGCGGCCGTCGCCAACGACGAAAACGTCATGAATGCTCTCTTTGAATCCCTCTA